ATAATCTAGAATTGCATCTAGATGATCATTTGTCAATTCTGAAATAGGAACCCATTTAAGTGGTTCTGTTCCATCTTTACCGCGTGTACCGCGTTTTGCATAATGTCTGACTTTTTCAAAAGGTTCATCAAGATAAACAGGAGCAGACACTACTTTATTCATGTCTACCCCTCCATATCTTAAGTATGATGTACCACCATCAGCCATTGTTTTGTTTTCACAACTACATGTAACGTAATCATGTCTGTGGTTAGATACTAATACCTCACCACATGACATGCAGATTACAGAGTTATGTACAATTTGTCTTTCTTTAGAAGGCATAAGCATTAAATACTGAATGTTTCTTCTTGACTTCTTCTATGATGTAGATTCTGTCAATGTAATACTCTTTTACTTGTTCAGTTTGTTCAGTTTTTTCTTCCTCTATCAATGCTGAAACTGTTTTAATACGTTCTTCAACATAGTGTTCAACTACAAACTGAGTATCAGAAATAATTTGTCTGATTTCACCTTGATATCCTCCTCTATTATCTTTTTCAGGACGACCAGATTCAATGCGAAAATCACAACCTATAAGTTCAGGTTTAATCTGATTCAAGTTAATAGTAGCATTGGCTGTATGTAATACTTTTTCACCTTCACTGTTGATATAGTATACATTAAAACGCTTAGTATCATTCTCACCATTGATATTAAAGAACTCTTTAAATACAGATGGATCTTCATCATGGATGTTTACTTCTTGAATGATACTTTTTACCAAATCCATAGTGATAATTGGTAAGTTAGCAATCATTTCAATGGTATGTTTGCGATGATGTTTATGTACCAACATATCATCAACGATTTCCATGATGATTTCTAGTGGTAAATCTCCATATTCTTTAATGTAGCGAATACGACTAGGTCTTTGCAACATGTTTGTATCTATCCACTGATTGTTGGTAGTCATCAAGAATAAAAGACGCGCATTAGTTTTTAATACACCATCCATTACAGTTAATAGATTAGAACTACGATCAAAGATTTTTTCATACTCATCTATAAACACAGTCACATCTTGTTGAAATTCATTCAAGAAGCTAGTCAAACCTTTGTAGTTCTGCGTAACAATGATTACTGGTTGATTCATGTTATTACAGATTTGTTCTGCAGTAACTGTCTTACCAGTACCCTTGATACCATTAAGCAATATACCCATGTTACCTTGAGTGTTTTCCCATGTCTTTTTAACACGGTTAACAAACTGAGTATCAGTGTTATATACTTTGTAAGGAAATTCAAACTTCTCAGAAACTTGAGTTAAGTAGAATATACTACGCATCTCATTATACTGTAACTTGTATACCCCTACTGGTAATTTGTCAATTTGTGAGGTAATTTCGTCAATAGAAAAAATACTACCTGATTGATGCCATGCATTTTTCATAAAATAAACTTAATGTGTTGTTTGTAAAAATCTTGTGATACCATTTCTTTTACCCATGGTTCATACTCTACATGCATGTGAATTTTATCACCTTCTACTTTGTAGATTATAGTTTTGTCATTAAAAACAGTGATACCATATTCATGGTCTCCTTGCAAAGCATGTAAGAAATGCTTTTCATGATTTAAATTCGGGCCATTCATAATAGTAATGTCCTCCTCTTTTTGACATTTGCCAAAAGAATTGATGAAAGAATGTTTCTTTTAAATACCTCATTACTAGTTCGTTATCTGAAACGCCACCAGTATGAAGTATTAAGTTGTTGTCACCAGGTTTGTACTGCACACCCCAATCAGGGTATGTCCAGATTTTCTTAATGTAACTAAGTAAAGAGTTAATAGATTCTTTAGAGTTAATGTCAGTAGCATAATAACCCACGTATGTATTATCATCTTCTTTCCATACACTCCAGTTTCTAATGTAATTTAATGCTTCATCTGTAATAGAACCATCAACAAACAATTCTTCAGGATAAGAAATTAAATCACTCTTTTGCTTTTTTTTCTTCTTCATCTCTTATTTGTTTAATTACAGTTATAAGATCTGGTAACAACCAGTAACCAGTTTTTGCCATTTCGCGAGTGAACTCATCAAGATGATCTGTGATGTTTGGTAATGCTGCACCATCAGTTTCCCACAATGCTTTAATAACAGCACCATGTTCTTTTTGAATCACTTCAAATAATCTTTTGAGAAGATTTTTAGTTTGTCTGTTATAAAACCATGAGATAGATTCACACTCATCTGATGCATAAATGCATGCTTGTAGCCACATTAAAAGATTTAGAATCTTAATCTTTTCTAACTCTTCTTTTGTAGGTTTATTTTTCATCTTGACCTCCGTATGTTTCGTTGTCTATTACAATTGAGTATCTATTTATGTTAGGGTATCTTGCCCAAAACTCACCCGTAAAAGTTGGACTTATACATAAAGCATCTTTTGTAAATTGATGTTTGTACCAAGTACCTTTTCTCCATTTGCGATACCACTTAAATCTATTCAACTTTAGATAGTCTAACCATTTATTCATTTTGACCTCCGTATGTTTGTTTGTAGTATTCCTCATTACTTATTGAATATCCTTTAAACACAGCATCAACACCATCTTGTCTTGCATCAATAATCTGCTCTCGTTCCATTTGTAGTGCTTCTTCAATGGTTCCTAACATAACTGCATTGACTGGGATTTTGAATGCTTTTGCATATTCGTTTACCAACCATTGTAATGCTGTTTGTTTACTCATCTTGACCTCCTATTTATGGGTGATAATTGTTGTTGTAATCATTATTTTTCTCTTGTCTTTCACTTTGCTTATTGAAATTGCTCGACGGTTTATCTTCATAAATTAGATAATATGATAACCATACCCAAAATAAAAACATAAGTATAAAAATAATATTTGCAATGCATGTTATCATTTCCCGTATAATTCAATAAATAAATCTTCTTTGCAATCGTATTTTTCAAGTGGTGAATCTTCCCACATTTGACAAAAGTCAATAATCTGCTCACGTTCCATTTGAAGTGCTTGTTGTATCTCCTCATCAGTTAATACGGGAGCAAAACCTTCCTTGTTTAGTATGCTTACTAACCATCTAACTGTTGTTTGTTTACTCATAGTTACTTTCTTTTTTATAGTTATTCAGATTTTGAACACAGTTTAAAAATTGCAGAAGCTAATATCACAATTGCTGATACTATAGGAATCCATATAGGACATAATACCCAAAACCAACTTATGTTGAGAATATTTGTTACTTTTAGTATTACAAGTACAGCAAAGATTATTATTCCATATCCTATGTCAATCTTTTTGTTTTTAAGTTTTATACTTAACTTCATAATTTTAAGGTTTAAAAAATGTAACGTATTGTATTCCAAGGAATTACCTCATCGTGTAACTCTGTCCATTGCTTGATATATTCTGATTTTAAATCATGTTTATATCTAAGATTTTTGCCACCATACTGAGATACTTTGTCCTCTTGAACTTCAGGTTTCCACAATAAATCTTCACCAGTTAATCCATGTTGTAGATTATACTGATGTTTGTTTTCATTGTGTGTAAGAAAGATTACTTCTGCTTTTACAAGATGCTTGTACTTTCTATCTACTAGTGCATCAACTCCTTCAAACAACATTCTATATTGTTCTAACCAACCTTCCTCTACAATTACAGGGGAGAAGTTGATATGAACATCATATCCTGCTTCAATGAAATCATTGATTGCTCTGACCCTGTCAATTATTTTACTAGTATTTGGTTCAAGTACATCAGCATAAATCTGAGGCATCAAACTAAATCTAATTCTAATCTTTTGTGCAGGATTGAATTCTAATAGATTGGTATTCACATACTTAGTAGCAAAAGAACCCATAGCAACGGGATGTTCTTTGAAAAAACCAAATATCTTTTTCCAGTCATGATGTTTTGCGTGTAATGCAAAATCCTCATTGCAAGAAATGTCATAAGTCACAAGTGAATCATGTGTTTGATTAGGTTTTATAACATCTGAAAACCATGCATGATGGTCAATGTTTGTCAATATTTCTGCAGTGTTACTTGCAATGTCTAATCCTTCAGGTTTGTGTCGCTTCATGTAGCAATAGCTGCAATTATATAAACATCCATAACCAAATGAAGGACTGATGTAGTCAGTTGAACGACCAGAAGGTCTGATCACCATTGATTTTCTTACAAGAGTTTCAATCATAGAATAAAAAATTAAAGTAATTACCCCAGGATTTTACACCTGGGGCATTACATCAACAAAACAAACTAAACAAACACACGCTCTTTGATAAGATGATCTACCTTTCTACTCATATATGTAACCATGTCTTTAGGAAGATTCTTTATATCAGTCATTGTGATATAATGGTTAAACATATCTTTAGAAGGTACGCAAGTGTTGATAGCGATTTGAATAACTTGAAAACCAAGATTCTCTGCTTCATGTACTTTCTTTCTTACATCAGCAATAGCAGATGCACCATGATATCCTCTAGC